GTATACAGTGCCCCACTTAGTGGCGAAGGCGGCTCTGTTGGGAGAACAATTAAGGCACCACCACTTCTTTGGGTTAAGTTTGTCAACTTTGTTCAAGCAGCCAACGGCCAGGACGCCTTACTTGGATGCATTGAAGGTCTCGATTTTAATCCTGCCAAGGAGGCTGGTTATTTTATCGAGAAATCAGGTGAAATTTTTCCAAAGCATTTTAATATTAGTTTTAGATTTTCACCACAGCACGAGGATCCATTGGGCTGGGACGCGACCACAAAAGAGTTTATAACAGATACTTTCCCGTATTCTGCCGCGCCAACTGTCATTGAAAATACCAACAGCGGCGGACAAAATAAAAAATTAAATGATGCTGAAACTGCTCGGTCTCTAGAGTAGGGTACAGTAAGAGAGGTTAACTTACTATGGCAAATAGAAACATATACAGAGATTTTTTGATTACCGATTCGAAGCTAAGAGAAAACATTCATGACAGAAAGTTCACTGATGAAATAACAATTTTATCACGAATGCTGCCAAGTGAGCCGACAGAAGAAGAATTAAAAAATGACTTGACACACGTCCAAAGAATTTATACAATGGGAGATAGGCTTTATAAATTCGCCTATGAATATTATGGTGACGTAGATTATTGGTGGGTTATCGCATGGTATAACAACAAGCCCACCGATGGCCATTTTGAAATTGGAGATGTAGTGTATATTCCCAGAGAACTCGACGTGGCCATCAGAATCGCGACAAGAGAAAGATAAAATGGCAGAGATCACCTTAAATTCGTTTCACCCACAAGCTTATCTTATGTATCTGAACTTTTCATCAGCCAAATCCCTTAAGCTTAGTACATTGACACCCGCTAGCAAGACAACAGGCGTGCATCAGCTTAGAGGGTTATACCAGCCCGAAGCTGTTATGTCAAAAGTATACAATGCGAAAGACTCAACAGGTAAGAAACTTATAAAAGCACATTTTTTCAACTTAGAAACACATAAGATAAGTGCATTGGTACCTGAACTTCGATTTTATAAGGCTCAAAATGGTACCCTTGAACCCTTCTTCTTTCCTGTGTCAACTATTGCAGATGAAGCGGCCACAACCCTCGGACACAGTAGGACAAAGGGGTCTGGAATTAAATCCTTTAATGTGAAAACTGAGGGTAGTAATCCTTTTGAAGCTCCCAAATTCCTGTCAGCCGACCTTGTCCTTTATGTTGACAATTTGGCAAACCTTTTTGACACCCAGCCTGGCTATGCCCCACTTGCAGACCTTTTTACGATTTCAATAGCCAGATCAGCCCAGAAAAGCTCAGTCGGCGGCGCAACACTAACTTCAGGTGATTTTGTCCGGCCAATTGAAGTCGCAGCAACTTTGGGTTATAGTATACCTGACACCTCCCTCTTCACGCAGGAAGAAATAAGAGAAATACAGGATTCAAACTTAGATATAAGGATGAATGTGTTCCACCACTCGATTGATATTAACCAGGACGGCTCCGCGAATATATCTATAAAATACACGGCAAGAATAAACAATACTGGTAGGGACCGTATATTTAGCGCAACCGACCATCCGGTTGACCTCCTGAAGAGGGCAAATATAAAGCAGTTATTTGCACCCCAGAAGAAGAAAATAAATAAGCTATTAAAAAAGAAAAAGATTTCTGCAGCCGAATCTTCCCGACGGAGCCAAGTTGAGAAGATGGCCGAAATTAGAAAAATATTAGAAATTCTTGAATCTGAAAAAAAGATCTTTTCTTTATATACCGTAGACACAAAACTAGCTCACTTTGCTCAGTTAGGGATCCCAGATAATGTAAAGGGGTTCTCTAATACTACTCGTGGCATTGCTAAGGACATATTTGGCCCCACTGCAGTAGACGTAGCGGGAAGTCTAGTACCTGCGCTAGCACCGACACCAGAAGAGAAATTGCTTGAAAAAGACGCAGAGACTTTCGAAAAAGGGTTAGCGAACCTTGATAACTCGAAAAGAAGAGTATATTATGTGGCTTTTGGAGATTTAATTCAAGCTTTCTTTGAGAAAACTAGGATAGCTTTGGATGACGCTAAAAAGATATTGAGTAATGCGTCCAGTTATCTAAACCAGAATCGACCTAGCTTAGACGAATCTGAAATAAATGAAATTACTGAAATCGCAAAGAAATCTGCAGATGAGAGAACAAAAATAAGAAAAGTTCTCGAAGATGCGATTGGTAAGCTCAAGACATTTAGAGTGTACCTTCCAGATATTGAATATAAGTATTATAAGATTGATTCCAGCGGGGTTTCGGAAGATATCAAGAGAGTCAACTTGTCGGATATCCCAATTTCTCTCGAAACCTATCAGGCTTTTATGTTTGATAAAGTGATGAACTCTCACAGAAATACTTATACGATTCCGCAATTTTTAAATGATTGTGTAACCGATTTGTTGCCATCTGCTTTTGGGCAAAAGTGGTCCAAAGTTGGTATTGCCCCAAGGGTTATATCTACTGCTCCAAAATTCACAACTGCTACTTTTTCTGGCCCACAACTGAGGGGATCACTATCTAGAAGTCCTGTAATTGACGCTGAGAAGACACCAAGTCCCCAAAAGAACTTTAGGAGTTCTAATATGGACGATGCATGCGATTATTTTATAATATACCAAGAAGTAGATAGAGAGATGTCGAGTGACCGCTCAGGCGCTGAAGATCAAGATTCCAGGGACGGCATATATCACTTTGAAATTGGCAAAAATAGAGGTCTAACAAAGAAGATTTCTTTTAAAAGATTTGAGGTCGAAGGCGCCCAAGAACAGCTGATGACAAACCAGGTGGGCCTTTATGACGAACTTAAACTGCCTTATAGTGCAGATATCAGTATGGTCGGAAATAACTTATTTATTCCAGGAAGCCAGATATATATTAATCCCAGTAATATTGGGTTTGGTTCTCCGACAGATCATGAATCACCTGCCTTTAAAATAGGCCTGGGAGGTTATTACACTGTTTTAAAGATTGCAACCTCCTTTAATGATGGCATTTTATCGACAGACTTGGAGTGTACTTTTGGATCCCACGCTTCATATACAGTCAATCTATCGGGAGAGAAAATAAAAGAAAAAAGAATAGACTCTCTAGACTCGCCAGAAGCCAGTAACGACGCTACACCGCAAGAGATCCCGGATTTAGATATCAACAATGTTCTTGTTGCGCAGAGTCACTACTTACAACAACTACAACTGCTTAAAAATCCAACAACAGGAGAACAGGTATTGGACGCTCATACAGCGAAACAAATTTCAAATGATTATATTTTACACCAAGATTCTAATCTTGTCGCCATTCCTGGAGTATTGGGTAAATCAATTAACTCTCAATCTGGCGCCGTAAGATATAATTTAAGTACTGGCCAGTCTGTAGAAATCGACGACGGCGCCCACGCAGACGAGGCAGTAAAGTTAGTTAAAAGTTCGGTAACCACACTCAGTTCAGCTAATCCAACCTCAGCGAATACAGGCAGCTAGGCTTAGGAGAGATTATCATGGCTAAAGAAATAAGATTTTTGGGCGGTTCTACTCCGTTTTTAAGGACGGAGTTTGAGGAGCGGCTTAAATATAAAAACCTTATTAATCTCCCCGGAATGATAGACACATTATATGATCAACGTGCATATGGGCTAATTAACAAGAATTTTGAACCAGTTTATCTTGTTAACGATCAAGAAGTGCTGTCAAACTTTCCGAATTTAGCTGATGGAGTATTTTGCTTGAACTTCGTCGCGGCCGCCTTTAAAAACTTTAGAAGAGACTACACCGGACGCATTTCCAATACAAACCTAGGTTTTCCGCCTTTCTTAGACCAGGTCATCCCCACTGCTGGTCATGTACCCTTCGAGGAGGCCTATTCTGATTATTCGATTTATACTGGTGTAAAATATTCTACTTTTTTGCAGAATGACACAAGAATAAACGATTATAATTGTTACTTGACCGCGATAAAAGAGACTTTCATGCAAAACTTAAAATCTTTTCCTATTACGCGCAGCGGCTTTTTGCTTTCAAGGCATAGTAATATAAGAACTTCTGGGTTAGTGTTGGAGTTAGCAAATCTAGATTATAACCGAGACTTGGAAAAAGGACAAATAATACAAAGTCAAGAATTCCAGTGCTTTATTGACTATGCAAACGTTGCAGGGTTCTATGTTGATAAGTTTAATCCATGGCGCCTCTACGCAGATCTTAATAGTTCTGCCATGGCTTCACAAATCCGTAGAGCAGCACCCCCTGCAGCCGGAGAATATAATCAAAATAATGACACCGAAAAGGTCCTCAATTCAATCTACCGCCTCCGGTCTCAAGAGGATGACCTTTACGACTTGCAAGATTTCATAATAAAAACTTACAATGATATAAAGAAAAGGGTTCCATTTTATACGAAAACAGTGTATAATAATACTAGCAATACAGCAAACAATAAGAGTATCTTCCGCCCGGACATAAATTTGCTGACAGCAGAAGAGTGGCTTGAAATGCTCTTAATGGTCCGCCTTCTAGAGCTGGGCAGATATACAGATCCGACTTTTAAGACTCTTAAAGGTTCGGTGTTGCAAAACTACAGAATTTATGGCACGAAACAAGCCATTGGCAGAATTGGCCAAATATGTTCACAGATTATAAAAGAGAATTATGAAAAAGGAAATTCAGATACTTCAACCCCTTGACGTTGAAAACAATTGCATCGGAATCCACTATAAAAATAAACTTACATTTGAAGATTTCCAATCGGTCGCAAAAGAAGGCGACATCGCCTGGCAGCACTCTCACATTTTTGAAGAAGACCAAAAGTATACCTATCTTAATTTATTTATTAAAAACAAGGATTTAACACAATATTCGCAAGACCCTACAGCACTTAACTCATGCCAATCGCTTCTGGAGTCTCAAAAGCTAGCTGCAATAACGGCGCAGGTTGATTTTTCGGATCTCTGCTTCTTTGAGCTTCTTCCCGATCATTTACTTAAAAAATGGTTTTCCCTCCGAGAGCTTGCCATGCAAAATATCGCAATGAAAGTGGAGAGGCCACCTGATTACGAGATTCTTCATAGAATTCACGTACTTACGGCAAATGTAGCAAAGCAGGCCATCATCATCAACGGCCAAGAAGAAAAAATAAAATATGATATCTTCTCCTCCGCTACGGGCCGCTTATCGACCGCAAAAGGTTCATATCCTATACTCAGTGTTAGTAAAGAAGAGAGAAGTAATGTGGTACCCCAGAACGATCTTTATTTAGAGATTGACCTTAATGGGGCTGAGATAAGGACACTGCTGGCTTTCTCAGGGATTGACCAACCACTCGAAGATATTCACATGTGGAATATGAGAGACCTGCCGCCTTGGATCACCCGCAAAGAAGCAAAAGAGGAATTTTTTGCATGGCTCTATAATCCTGCATCCGAGAACAAGAATTATGAGAAATTTTATAATAAAAAAGCATACTTAGACCACTTCGACGGCACGTCTGTTACCACCCCTTTTGGAAGAAAGCTACCAGTCGATGAAAGAAAAGCATTAAATTACTTGCTTCAATCAACAACATCTGATATAGTATTATATAACACATACGAAATTATGAAGAAGTTGAAGAAAAAGAAAAGCTTCGTAGCTTTCACAATGCATGACTCTGTGGTTCTTGACTTCGCCAGAGAAGACTACGATTTGGTTTCAGAATTAAAAGATATTTTTGAAAAGAACATGTTCGGCAGGTTCTTATCAAGTGTTAGAATAGGAAAGGATTTCGGCACAATGAAGGAAATAGTAATTTGAAGAATATATTGGCTTTAGGTAATGCTGCATGCAATATAGTTAATGCCTTATCCAGATACAACGCCTACAACATTTATAGAATATGCAACGAAGATGCTGATCCAGGTAAGAACACTTACGTTATACCTGAATTAGCTCACGCAGAGGATTACGAGAACTTAAACATTCTGAGTAAAATTAAATTTCTGAAGAGCATTAAGGAAGAGGTAACTTTTTTTGTCTGCGGGGCATCAAGGTCAAGCGCTCTCACCCTTAAGATACTGGAATCCTTACATAAAAAAGGCGTAAAGATAAAGGTGGTATATTTCCAACCAGAAATCGAATTCTTATCAGAAGAACAAATTCTGCAGGAACGCTTAACCAGAAACGTCTTGCAAGAGTACGCACGATCTGGCGTATTCCAAGACATTACGCTGGTCGCGAACAAAGCACTAGAAAATTTTAGTGAATCTCTTAACGTTTTTGATTATTATAAACAAATTAATTCTATTTTTTGCGATTCTTATCACATGACTGAAGTCTTCAAGAACACCAAACCAGTTATGTCAACGTTTTCAAGGATTAAGGAATCGTGCAGAATAAAGTCTCTAGGGATAAGTACTGCGGCCTGCGAAGATAAATTATTTTCTCCTTTCAGTCAGGAGGTAGAGGTGTTATACTATTTTGGTATTAACGAAGAAAAGCTGAAAACTCAAGGAAACTTCTTCAGAGAGCTTACAACCAGTGTGAAAGGCAGAATGACCGAAGAAACCAAAGCATATTTTGGTATCTACCCCACGGACTACGAAGATGACTACATTTATGTAGAATATTTTTCTCCAAAAATTCAACAAATAACTGTTGACACAGAATAAAAAATATAGTATTATATAAACAGTTGGTCAGGATATTTGCTGACCTGCTATAGCCAAACGTGCAAAAAACAACATACCATAGGAGGTAACATAAAATGGCACTTAATTTAGACGCAATGAAAGCGAAGTTAGATAAACTAAACGGAAGGGGAGATGGAAAGAACCAGTTCTGGCGACCTGACGACGGTGAGAGCAATATTCGTATTGTTTCTACATCTGATGGTGATCCCTTCAAGGAAAGAAGCTTCCACTACAATGTAGGAACATCAGGGTTTCTCTGCCCAAAACGAAACTTCGGAGACGAATGCCCAGTCTGCAACTTTGCAAACAAGTTGTGGAATGAGGGTACAGAGGAGAGCAAGAAACAAGCAAAGGATCTCTTTGCAAAGCAACGCTTCTTCTCACCAGTTCTTGTCAGGGGAGAGGAAGACCTAGGTATCCGCATCTGGGGATATGGGAAGATGGCTTATGAAAAGCTCCTGACCATTGTTCTTGATCCGGATTATGGAGATGTTACGGACCCTGAGAACGGCAACGACCTCAAGCTCATGTATGGAAAGCTGCCAGGTGCATCCTTCCCTAGAACTGACATTCGTCCACGACCCAGAAAGACCATCCTTTGTGATGACGCTGTTGGTGGAGATGAGCGATGTGCAGAGTTACTGGAAACTATTCCAGACTTTGACACACTCTTTGACCGTAAGAGCACCGAAGAGGTCCAATCTATTTTGGACCAATTCATGGCTTCCGACGCCGGAAGCAACGACCTTGAGAAGTATGGCGCCAGCACAAGCGCTGACAAGCCTGCAAGTTCTGTTGAAGCCGCCTTCAACGACCTTCTGAACTCGTAAAGGTGGTGCACTGTGGCTAAATCCAAAGTAACAAAGCTTAAAAAAGGCTCATTAGATATAGCAGCAGTCCGTAGCATTATCAATAAGAAAGCTGGCCGCCAAGTTGCTCATTCACTACACGATAACAATCCGACAGAAGTGAAAGAGTGGATCCCAACGGGATCCAGGTGGCTGGACTCTATTATTTGTAAGGGGAAGCTTGCTGGCATACCTGTCGCCAAAATATCTGAAATTGCAGGGTTGGAATCAACCGGCAAATCATTTTTGGCTGCGCAGGTTGCCGGTAATGCTCAAAAGATGGGAATTGACGTGGTTTACTTTGATTCAGAGTCAGCCATTGACCCATCCTTCCTTGAACGTGCCGGCTGTGACCTCGACAGGCTTATGTATATCCAAGCAGAATCTGTAGAGTTTGTCCTCGAAACGATTGAAGAATTGCTCGGGACTGGAAATAAATGGCTGTTCATCTGGGACTCACTAGCCCTAACACCTTCTCTTTCAGATGTCGCTGGAGATTTTAACCCTAACGCTGAAGTTGGCAAGAAAGCCAGAATTCTGTCTAAGGGGATGTCAAAACTTGTTGTACCAATTGCGAATGCCGATGCAACATTGCTGATTCTCAATCAGCTTAAAACTAACATTACGAGATCTCCATCAGAGGCAATGACAACACCTTATATGACCCCTGGCGGCAAGGCCCTTTCTTATTCTTATTCATTGAGAATATGGCTCACTGGCCGAAAAGCCAAAGCCTCATTCTTGGTGGACGATAATGGATACAGGATAGGGTCAGAAGTCAAGGTCAAACTTGAGAAATCTAGGTTTGGGTCCGCCGGTCGCACCTGCAACTTTAAGATCCTCTGGGGTGACGATGATATTGGTGTTCAAGACGAAGAAAGTTGGTTTGATGCAATCCAAGTATCACAGAGACTTTCGCAGTCTGGAGCATGGTTTGCTCTAGCTCAAAATGACGGCACTGAAGTTAAGTTTCAGCGCAAGCAATGGGCAGAGAAGCTTCAGGACCAAAATTTTAGAGAAAGTGTCTTGACAATCATCGACGAAGATGTTATTATTAAGTTCAAGAATAGAGAAGGTAAAGCTGACGATTTCTACGATACGGATGACCCGGTCGAGAAGACTTAGCAGAAAAGCATAAAGCCCGCCTCTTCTGGCGGGCTTTTTTTATGGAGAAAATAATGAAAAGAGTAATGATCGTTGACGCATTCAATCAGTTCCTACGGGGATATATCGTCGACCCAAGCAAAAACCCCAATGGCCAGCCAATCGGTGGTATGAGAACGTTCATCAATATAATGAACAAGATTACCAGAGAGATCGAACCTGATATGATTGTGGTTGTCTGGGATGGTCAAGGCGGTTCAAAGAAACGTCGAGCCATGAACAAAAACTATAAAGCTGGCAGAAAGCCTCTTAGGGTTAACTGGTCCTCAGACGAGATGACAGCTCAGGATACAGATAACAATAAGTTGTGGCAACAGCTGAGAGTAGTGGAATACCTGAACCAGACACCAATAATCCAGTTTATGGAAGCTGAAGTGGAAGCCGATGACGTAATCTCTTATGTTAAGTCTTCCTCGATGTTTGAAGACTGGCAAAAAGTAATTGTGTCCGCGGACAAGGACTTCATTCAATTATTGGATGATAAGACACTTCTTTTCCGGCCGATACAAAAGGAAGTTTTAAATAAGAATTCAGTAATTGAAAAGTTTGGTATTCATCCTAGAAACTTTGCCCTCGCCCGAGCCATGGCCGGAGACCCAAGTGATAACCTGCCAGGCGTCCCTAGGGTCGGTATGGGTACAATAGCGAAACGCTTTTCATTTCTCAGTGAAGAAAAAGATTACTTTGTATCTGACCTTATTGAGGAGTGTCAAAATTCAGAAAACCAAAACCTAAAAATCTATACCAACGTTATAGAGTCGGAACAGCTGATAAAGGAGAATTATAATATTATGCAGCTCTCTTCCCCTCAGATATCCCCTCAGTCTAAAAATAGGATAGATGAAACGTTTGAAGGGTATAAGCCACACTATAACCAAACAGAAGTAAGAAAATTGATGATTCAGGACGGTGTTTTAACTGTAAACATGCAAGATCTAGAACAGAAATTTAATGATATTATTACTTCCTTTTCTGATTAGAATCTGCTATAATATATATATATTACGTTAGGACACGGTATGGAAACGGAAGTTAGTTTTTCAAAATTCGGGAAGTCATTCCAAGAGGATTTATGTCATCTTGTATTGAATGACAGGCCATTTGCAGATCAGATGTTTGAGGTTCTTGACCTCGGCTTCTTAGAATTAAAACATTTAAGAGTTTTTATTAATTGTATTGTAAAGTACAGGAAGAAATACGGGGTACACCCCACTTCCAATATTATGCACTCCATCATACGCACCGGCCTTGATGGGGAGGCAGAATCAGTAAAGGTTCGAATCCGCGAATATTACGCCCGAGTATTATCTAAGGGTCATATTCCTAAATCATCGGAATACATCAAAGATACTGCTTTAGACTTTTGTAAGAAACAAAAACTGAAAGAAGCACTGATTAAGTCTGTTGACCTGATTAAGTCTTCTTCTTTCGATGAAGTTTCCAAAGTTATAGACACAGCACTCAAGCTGGGTTCTGACAATTCTTTTGGATATGATTACCTTGCTGATTTTGAAGAACGTTTTCAGCTTAAAGCCCGTAACCCAGTTTCCACTGGCTGGACACTAATCGACGAAGTCGCCAAGGGAGGCCTAGGCAAAGGCGAATTAGGGGTTGTGGTGGCACCTACTGGTGCGGGCAAGTCCATGGTGCTGGTACACTTAGGTGCCCAGGCCTTATTGCAGGGAAAGAACGTTCTACACTATACATTAGAACTTGGAGATACTATTGTCGCGTCAAGATACGATTCCTGCATCACCGGAGTAGAATTGCGCAACCTGACAGTCTTTAAAGAAAAAATATATGATGAAATAAAAGATTTAAAGGGGAAGTTAATAGTAAAAGAATACCCAACAAGATCCGCTTCAATTCAGACAATCAAGAATCATATTGATAAGTTACGGAGGAGGGACTTTGTACCAGATATGATTATTTTGGATTACGGCGATCTGATCAAGCCAGAATCGTCAAAAAGAGACGAGAAAAGGCACCAATTGGAAACTATTTATGAAGAGCTTAGGGGCCTAGCCCAAGAGTCAAGATGTCCGGTCTGGACCGCCTCGCAAACAAACAGATCCGGACTGAATGCAGAAGTTATAACAATGGAGTCAATTTCAGAGGCTTTCAACAAATGTTTTGTAGCAGATCTTATCTTTACAGTTTCTCGGACAATAGAAGATAAAAGCACCAACACTGGCCGTATCTTTCTGGCAAAGAATCGAAACGGCCCTGATGGATTAGTATTTCCTATTTTCATGGATACTAGTAATGTAAATATAAAAGTTCTAAGCCAAACAAACGAGTCGATCAGTGATATAATGGAGAAATCTTCAAAGGAACGATTGGATAATCTTAAACAAAAGTACGCATCATTTAAAAAGGAACAAAAGGGAGAAAAATAATGGAAATATCAAACAAGATCTTATCAGAAATAACAGTGCACATGAAATATGCTAGATACCTGGAAGAAGAAAAGCGAAGAGAAACATGGAAGGAATTAGTAGATCGTAATATGAAAATGCATCTTAAAAAGTTCCCTCAACTCGAACTCCAGATTATAAAAGCTTATAAAATGGTTATGGATAAGAAGATATTGCCATCAATGAGGTCGATGCAGTTTGGCGGCAAGCCAATTGAAGTCGCTCCTAATCGTATTTTTAACTGTGCGTTCATGCCAATCGACGACATCAGAGCATTTAGTGAAACAATGTTTCTTCTCCTCGGCGGCACCGGCGTAGGATATAGCGTACAGAAGCACCATGTTGAACAACTACCAGAAATTAGAAAGCCCAACTCTAAGCGCACACGACGTTATCTAATCGGCGACTCAATCGAAGGCTGGGCTGATGCAATCAAGGCTCTTGTCCGGACCTATTTCCATGGGGGCTCACGCCTCCGCTTTGACTTCTCTGACATTCGCCCCAAGGGAGCCCTCTTGGTGACCTCTGGTGGCCAAGCTCCGGGCCCACAGCCCCTTCGGGAGTGCCTAGTGAAGCTGGAGGGCATGTTCTGTGAGAAAGAAGACGGAGACAAGCTTGAACCAATTGAAGTTCACGATATGATTTGTCATATTGCGGATGCTGTCCTTGCAGGTGGAATTAGGAGAGCAGCCCTCATATCTTTATTTTCAGCAGATGACCAAGAGATGATATCAGCTAAGGCCGGCGATTGGTGGGAGAAGAACCCTCAACGCGGCAGAGCGAATAACTCAGTTGTTTTGCTCCGTCACAAGATTGATAAAGAATATTTTATGAACCTTTGGGATAGAGTTAAAGCTTCCGGCGCCGGGGAACCTGGCTTTTACTTCTCGAACGATAAGGACTGGGGCACGAACCCGTGCTGCGAAATAGGGCTCCGTCCATTTCAGTTCTGCAATCTAACTGAAGTCAACGTTTCCAACGTCGAGAGCCAAGATGACCTCAACGAGCGAGTCCGATCAGCTACTTTTATTGCAACACTACAAGCTAGCTATACTGACTTTCATTATCTTCGCGATATCTGGAGAAGAAATACAGAGAAAGACGCCTTAATAGGCGTGTCCATGACTGGCATAGCTTCAGGAAAGGTATTAGAACTTGATCTCTCTTCGTCAGCCTTAGAAGTGAAGAAGGAAAATAGAAGAGTTGCTAATCAAATCGGCATCCGCCCTGCAGCAAGAACTACATGTGTTAAGCCCGCTGGCACAACTAGCTTAGTCCTGGGGACATCTTCAGGAATTCATGCTTGGCATAGCGATTATTATATCCGCCGCGTCAGGGTCGGCAAAAACGAAGCAATATATGATTATTTGCATTGGACCCATCCAAACCTGGTGGAAGATGAATATTTTAGCCCACATTCAACAGCTGTTATTTCTCTGCCTCAGAAGGCGCCTGAAGGCTCGACACTTCGAACTGAATCAGCACTGCAGCTCTTGAAGCGAGTACAAAACGTCTCAGAGAACTGGGTCAAGCCTGGCTTTCAAAAAGGGCAGAATACACACAATGTTTCAGCAACAATCTCTATCAAAGAAGCAGAGTGGGCAGACGTCGGAGAATGGATGTGGGAAAACCGATCCTCTTATAACGGCTTATCCGTTCTTCCGTTCGACGGAGGAAATTATACACAAGCACCATTTGAGGACTGTTCAAAAGAGACCTACGAAGCAATGCTGGCTTCACTTAGCAACATTGATCTAACTAATATTACAGAAGAAGAAGACAATACAGACTTAAAGGGCGAATTGGCCTGCGCAGGCGGCTCCTGTGAACTTAAATTTATTTAAAAAAGTATTTGACATTTTAGCTGAATATGATATAATGAGATCATGTTGTTGAGAGAACAGCAAAACTTAAATTGAAAAGGAAACGAAATTGACATCAGCACAGTTAAGACAGATAGCCTCCTCTGGCTACTCTCATTTGAACACAAACCAAAGAATTCAGGCAGCATGCGCCGAGCATACGAACTTTATAAAATCAAACTTTGTCTTGGGTGGGGACCTTCATATCCTTAAGACTAAGGACATAGTGTTTGACTATAAAGGAATGGCCCATCAACCTCGCCTAGGCAACCTGGATCCTACAACTGTAAGGAAATATAGCGCTCAAGCAAAAAACGGAGTAAATGGGGTTTTCGGGATCCGAAAGCCAATTACTGTCTATTGGAGCACAGTTCAGCAAAGTTTCATTGGTATCAAGGGTCATCATAGGTATTCGGCCGCAAGGGAAATAGGATATAATTATATCATAGCTCACATTGATGATATCTTTCCAAGCCTATCGAAGCAAGAACAAATTGATTGTCTGATGAGCGATAATGCATTTGCTGATAATGGCATGCAAAGTTGTACTCGCAGTATTGCAGAGGCATTAAAAGCGACCCTACAGGACGAAACATTCATGCGCGCCGAGAGAAAGATGCAACAGCAATTGCAGGAAAAACTTAAATCTTGCAACGAAGAATCTAGAAGAAAAGAGATTGAAAAGAACATCAAGGAAATTAGTAAGAAAATTCGTGGACCACTTGATATTCTGGCCCAAAAGTGGAATCCATCGACGGCTAGTTCGTCTAATAAGACATTAGTTACAAGAGCTTTAAATAACTACCAGGCGAAGCACTTGGTCCAGGTTTTTAACCATACGACTAAGCAAAGAAAAGCATATATTTCACATGCTGTCAACACGTTGGGAAATGATGATCTTTATTTTGATTGGGGCCAAGCGGTAACAAACAATAACGTGCAAATTAACTTGCCAACTGCCGAATTTCTCGCTAAGGTAAGAGAGTATAAGAAAGCGAATAATAGCGGAAAGTTGCCTTCTTCTTTTACTTTTTTTACTTGTATTCCAGGTGGAGTAAAAGATTATCAACACCTTTTTCAATTGCGCAGCCGTATAGAAGAGAGTATTATAGATAGAGTGGCAGATGTTTACCCATCCGTTCCTCGTCACTTTAAATTCTTAGGTCAGGTCCTTAATCAAAACTCTCCCTGTGCAGAAGACCCTAAGAAACTATATGATTCGTCCTATGTTACCAGCTATATTAAGCAGAGCAAAAAGAATTAAAAAGATATTAGCCCAAGAGACCCTATAGGAATGGGTGCCTCACCCCCAGTGAGGAAGCTGCAGGTTCGACTCCTGCCTTGGGCTCAACCCTTTCCCCCCTGCTTTCTCCTCATAGTGCGGAGATAGTACTTGACAATCTCCCCAAAAAAGTGTAATATAAATATATAAACAATCATATTAATGAGGACTACAAATGATTAGTGAAAAAAAACCAGATTACTCCGACCGTACAAAATATTGTAAAAAGGTTTCATATGAAATTAAAGAGATCGATAAAATAAAAGCAATAGAGTTAGTTCAAGAAAATCATTACTCGCCAGTGATGCCGACACTAACAAAGCATTTTCTGGGTGTCCACAAGGATCAAGATCTGGTTGGAGTAATCACACTCGGCTGGGGGACGAAGCCGATGCATACTATCCAAAAAGTTATAAACAAAGAGATGACGTCTAAAGACTATTATGAGATAGGCAAGATGTGCATGCTAGACGAAGAGCTAGGTAATTCAGAGACGCAGATGCTCTCGCAAGTTGTTCGCTGGCTTAAGAGCAATCATCCGGACGTTAAGTACTTATACACTCTCGCAGACGGCATCATGGGAAAATGCGGAAGCGTTTATCAGTCAGCAAACTTTTATTATGGAGGTGAGTATTGGACTGACAGCTATATGTCAGCCAAGGGAGAAAAAGTACACCCAAGAACAACGCGGCAGCTTTGCTTTGATAACTGGGAGTGGCATTACAATTCTAAATCACCAGGCCATATTCCAGAGTTCAAGAAAACTCATGATGTAAAAGCTGCAGCAAAACGCCAGAGTTATACAGAAGCTCTCGAGTCCCTGATACACAATATTCCACCAGAGTTAAGCGAAGAAAAGGCCTCTCAAATCCGCCAATTTTCAGCTGACTTTTATGAGTCCCGAAGCAAATATATTCGGGCATACGACGAATTCGTCAGTTCAAAGGCCGCATTCAGTCAACGACCAGTAGAGAAGTCTTTCTTGCCAAGTGTTCCAAAGGGCCTATCAGAATACCTCTCTAATCCGAAGAAAGATTATATTAAGAAACAGCAAGTATTTTGGCTAACCCCTGAGTACATGAAACATATCGGTCTTCGCAAGATTAAAGGTAAAATGTTTAGATATATTTATCCTCTAAGCAAGAGTGCAAAAAAGCTCCTGAAAAAGAGTGAACAGATTGAGTGGAAGATCGGTTCCGGCGTATACCCAAAGGAAAATAACGGTGTATTGCAATGGAAAGAGATGATGGGAAGAAACGATTATCAAATTCTAGAAGAGATGCCAGCATGGGACTTGCAAGTCACTGAACACAACGAGAAAAATGTAAATGCACATAAAAGCAAATAAATGCTTGACTTTTAGCAAAAAATATATTATTATAATTAAAGAAACAATCAACAAAAGGAAAAACTCATGAGTTTCAACGAAGACAATAAAATTTTAACAGAAGAGGAGCACCTCTCTAACTACGTCAAAGAGTTCGCAGCAATTGAAGACGCGATGGAACCTTATAAGGAACAACGTCGAGATCTAAGAGAATCATATGATGAAAACGGTTGGCTCTCAAAGGAAGAGATGCGCCTTGCAGTGAAGGCATATAGGCTGGTTAAATCAGACACTGATATGGAACAGCTGACAGAGTATTTCAACAGGCTGAAAAGAACAGTGAGGAGTATCAATGTCTAGAATTCCACCTGTGCTCAAGCCGGTCAATAGGCACTTAACAATTGTCCCACATGTTCAGAAAAATGAAACATCAACAGGAGTACTTCTTCCAGATGGTTTTGAACCAGAGGAAGATAAATATATTACAGCAACGGTCATAGACATCGCTAGCGACTGCTCCCCCGCGTTGAGAGAGCTGCGAGGCTCTAACAGTCGAAACAAGGTTATTGTCATTGACCGGAGCATGATGGAAGAAATAAAAGTAAGAGACAAATCATACTTTACCATTTTAGAGAACTATGTTATCGGGATGCTAAGAGGGCTTAATGAAAATTGATCTTTTCGGCGATGACATCGGATCTGTTGAGTACATCACTCATATGGGTAACGATCTGAGTGTTGTGAACGCCGCCCGCGTTTCATTCGGCGCAGAAAAAGAAGAGCTGGATGAGAAAGATATTAAGCTTATTAAATATCTCATGAAACACAACCACACTAGCCCTTTTGAGCATTGCACAATCACTTTTCGATTTGTAGTACCATTGTTCGTTAGGAGTCAACATCACCGCCCTAGGACATGGGCATTTTCGCTCATCAGCCGCAGATATACCTCAACTGATATGCAGTTTTATAATCCGGCCGCATTTCGAAGTCAACATGAATCAAACAGGCAAGCTAGTAATGAAGATGTGATTGACCCAACGTTAAACTCTTCTTACATGGGAATCGGCTTTGAGAAAGCATCTAATGCTGTAAAGATGCACAGCTCTAGAAGTTTGAGCTTATACAACGCCCTATTAGACGCAGGGATTTGTAGGGAGCAAGCTAGAGGTGTGCTTCCTCAAAACCTCTATACCCAATACTATGGCACAACAAATCTTCATAATTTGTTAAAGTTTATTAGCTTGAGAATACACGAAGGTGCTCAATGGGAAATACAACAAGTAGCCAAAGCATGCTTAAATGTCGCCCTTATCCATTACCCTGTTGTGACAGAGACTTACATTCAAAAATATATATCGGAGAAATGACGTGAAAAAGTTATTATTATTTTCAGTTTTAACATTGGCCTGTTCCGCGGAAACAATATCATTTACGGAACCCCCACGAGATGGCGCCATTTCGGTACCACAAGATTCACAGGCACCCGACTATCATGTTATTGATTCTTCCGTTCGGCCGCCAATTATTGATGCATCACCCCCGGTGCTTCCATGCCAAAATTTGGATGTTTCGGATCATGAAAAGTACTGCTTGTGTCTCCCTCAATGTTGTGAAACACAAGAGTGGTATTGTCCTCCTACCCCAGACCAGACGATTCAATCTATGCAGGTTGTCCTAGAGGTGTGCGATGAAGAGGAGGTATCTTGTGTTTTCGGTGAGGATGAAGACTGCCCACCACCACAAATAATCCATAGGAGTCCATGCCAGGTTACTCATGAATGTCCCCCCGGTTCGACGAGAGATTTTTTACGCTGGTTTGAGTGCCAACTGGAAGACGGCACATTCGGCCGTCAACGCGTCTTATGTGATAAGGGGGTGGTTGTCCATGGTCCTTGTACTTCTTGTGACCCAGAAGTCTGTGATGGCATCGACAACGATTGTGATGACCGTATCGATGAAGACCCAATCCTCTGTGAGGACGAATGTGGCCCCGGAGTCGGCCTTTGCCAGAATGGGGTGTTGGTGGAATGTGTTAACAGGGATCCAGAAGAAGAAATTTGTAATTTTATCGATGATGACTGCGACGGAGAGATAGATGAAGATCAACGGAATGACTGCGATGGTTGTGGGGAACTCCCTTTGGAAGTTTGCGACAGCGTCGATAACGATTGTGACGGAAGGACTGATGAGTCTCTTTTACGAGAGTGCGAGACACAATGTAACCGCGGCCTTGAAACGTGTATCAACGGTCGATGGGGTTCCTGTACCGCACGTCAGCCAGTTCAAGAAATATGCGACGGCTTAGACAATGACTGTGATGGCATCCCAGATGAAGGCATTAACTGTCTATGCACAATAGACCAAGTTGGGGTACTCATCCCCTGCGCTGAGCCGCCTTTATTCTGTGGGATGGGCTTTAAAACTTGTCAATGCCGCGACGTGGACTGTCAAATAATCGAGCTAACTCCCTGTCTGGCACTCTGTGTTTATCTCCCTGAGCGTGAGGGGGAAGAATGTCATCCTGGCATTGGTCGTCCCGTGGAGCCTGAAATATGTAATAATTTTGACGAAGACTGCGACAACCTGGTTGATGAACAGCTCACTCAAGCATGCTATACGGGTCCCCCTGGCACTATAAATGTGGGGATTTGCCTACCTGGAGAGCAGTCTTGCGTCGAGGGACAGTGGGGTGGCCCCAACGGAGACGGCCGTTGGACTGAAAATATTTGCAGCGGCGAAATTATACCAGCCGAAGAAGTCTGCGATGGTGCTGATAACGATTGCGACGGCGAGAACGATTACGGAGAGGACTTGCACCCAACCGATATCCTGTTAATTATTGACACTAGCGGTTCAATGAGTGGTGAAATTAGAGCAGTTACTGCAGCTCTATCCCGTTTCGGCCAGCATTTCGCCGCAGAAGATGCAATCCATTGGGGCCTCATCATCGGCCCAACACGAGCACCCAATCCGGACTTTCCAGGCTCAGACCATGAGGTTCTAACACGCGTGTCGGATATCGCACCATTTCAGCAGTTCTTTGACGCATTTGTAAATTTGGACCCTTTGACTTTTGATGGGGGTTTCGAGATGCTCATGGACGCAGTAATGTTATCTTTGAGAAACCTTAGCCCACTGCATGTTGACCTCGCCGCACGCAATTGGATCAGGGGAGTAGTATCGGTCCCTGAAAAGGATAATTTTATTATTAACTGGCGTCGGAATACGGACCGAATCATTATCGTCTTTACTGACGAGAATGAGCAGTCTTATTTCAACCCGCCGTTTCATCGTAACGACCTTACTAACGCGCTCGCTGCGGCACCAAACACAAAATTATACACTTTCGCTTTGGCCTTCTATTTCTGGGATGAGTTCGCGATTGCCACTGGCGGTAGAAATTTTGACCTTACTTCTCGTGCTGGCCAAATGTACGATAATTTAATGTCGATTATAGATGAAATATGTCTGCCACAACCGGGAGAACAAGCTGGTTTTAGGAGGATTCCGCAGAGTGTAGTGAAATACCAGTTTGCTTCTGAATTGATGTGTTTTTAGAGAAGGTTGTTATTGGGCACACCCCAGAATCTGTGGCATATGCTTATCTTAACGGGTGTTACCACATACAGAGTACAAGTTTCCAGCCTCTCTTCTTCGAAGAATATAAAGATTTCTCTTTTTTTGGCACAAAAAACAAAAGCCAGATCTGGCAGAAGTTTAAACTGTGGCTTGGTTTGCTAGCTAAGAATATAGATTATCCAGATTTGGAGCGAATTCGCCTGCAGGACAATAAGGTGAGATTGTTTGGCGATAGCCTATTGGCGGAGTTTGAATTCGAAAAATGTTATATATTTGAAAGCTTAAATGTGACACACGAAAATAAGATACAAGAAACCAAACCTCAAGTTTATAAGGTCATCGACGATTTTACCATTTCGCGAATAGGGAAAGACGTCACACATATAGATCCAGTGTATACGAAGGACAGTCTCTTGAGGGAATCGTACTTCTACAACTCTTTAAGGGTTGACGGAGCAAAATTTGTGACGGATGCGGTGACAGCCTCTTATCTTACAAAGAAGCAGCTTTATGATTTTGAATATTCAGACACAATGGCTAACTTCAAACTCAAGAGCCAGCTGAATTCCAGGGGCTATATCGGCCGCAAAGAGAAGGGCAAGTATAAGAATGGGACAGACATCTATAAAAAGTTTATAATAAAACATATTAAGCGATATGTGTTGGAACAAGATTCATGCAAATATTTGGATACACAAAACATAAAGTTTTTAACCGCAAGCATGCAGGATCTCTTTAATGCAGCCGGCTCCTAAAAGTCGAATCCTGGCTGGCATAATACCCATCACAGGTCGAGAAAATACTCTTGGCCTTCCATGGGATGACTGCTTGCAGCCGCTCTCTTATGAAGTTACAGCATTAGAGCGTTCAGTATACGAGTGTGCTGTTATGAATTGTGATTCCATCTGGATTATATGCAATGATGATACAGCCCCACTGATAAAGAAAAGAATAGGAGATTATGTCTTAAACCCAAACATATATGATGATTGGAGATTTAAGAAATATCCGAAAGCACAAAAGAAATATATTCCAGTTTTTTATACGCCGGTATTGCAGAAGGATCGAAACAGGAAGGATACCTTGGGCTGGTCGATTATCCATGGTGCACTGACTGCTTTTATTGTATCAAAGAAGATATCCAAATGGGTCGCTCCAACAAATTACTATGTTTCTTTTCCATACGGCATATATGATGTCAGGGCTCTTAAGAGCGCCAGAGCAGATATAAGATCAGGGAAAAGCTATTACGGCTCGTATCAAGGGAAGACAGTGAGAGATAATCTGTATTTGCCATTTAGCTTTACCCCAGAAGACTGGTTAGAGCTTCGCAGAGGAGTCAATGAAAAGAATACAGGAGGGAGTAGAGATCTCTCTATAGAAGAACGCTGGTCTGCAAAGAATTTTACACTTGACAAAATCTTTAATAATGATAGAATAGATATAGATAAGAAAATAGAGATAGAAGAATATTACACACTTGATTCCTGGGCAGAGTTAAGAGAATATTATAAATCAGATTTAATAATTAAGAAAATGCCAAAGTCTATGGCAAAACCATTCACCTTATAGGAATACAATACAATGAAAGAAAATAAAAGTTTATCAATCGAAGAACGCTATAACGATTTGTCAGATTTGACAAAGGAAGATATCGGCTTCCCTTCCACATATTTATGCTTGACAAATGCTCAAGAGTCGTTTATACTGGATATATTAAGTGGTCATGAGAAAGCCATCAAAGAAGAATTATCCTCACTTTTAGGGGAAATGAAAGAATTAGTAGATGACATCTAGAACAAAATCAAACATCCCATTCGTGGGACTTCACGCGCACTCTGTCGCAGGCTCGCCATTCGACGCGCTAGGGTACCCAGCAGAGCATATGGACTTTGCCTACAAAAATGGTATGAATGCTCTGGCTTTGACTGACCATGGTAATGCCAACGGCCTTGCTGGCCAAGTGCTTCACGCCAAGAAAATGTTAAAGGATGGCAAAGACTTCAAGCCAATCTTCGGTGTCGAAGCTTACTTCATTCCTTCCGTCGCGAAATGGAAGGAAGAATATGAAAATATCAAAGCTGCAGCCAAAAATAAATCAGAATATGAAGCTGGCAAATCTGGTACCACCATCGAGAACGAGGCCTCAAAAAAGAAGATGAAGTCTGTGCTGAACCGAAGACGACATATGATTCTTCTTGCGCAGAACCAAGAAGGCCTCCAAAACATATTTAAAATGATCTCTTCTTCTTATGCGGGCAACAACTTTTACCGGTTTCCCCGTGTGGACTATGCGCTCCTTAGAAAATATAATAAGGGTGTCATTGCAGCTAGTGCTTGCCTAGGTGGCGTGTATGCTGGAAACTACTGGGAAAATAGGGATGAAGGAGCTGACGCCATTCTCGATGCAATGAGAGAAACAACCCAGAAGATGCAATCCATCTTTGGCGACCGTTGGTACGGAGAACTGCAATGGAACAGCATCCCTGAGCAGCACGAGTTAAACCAATATATAATTCAGATGCATCATGAGTTTGGCATTGAGTTAATTTCAACGGCCGATTCACATTATTATGATCCGGATGCCTGGAAAGACCGCGAGCTGTATAAGCGCCTCGGTTGGCTTGGAAGGGGCAAACCAGATTATTTATCTGACGAACTGCCAAATTCTGTTGAAGAAATCGGATATGAGTTATACCCAAAGAATGGTGACCAAATGTGGGAATCCTACCAGAGGTATGCCAAAGGGGCCAAGGCTGAATACAATGATAAAATAGTGCGTGACTCGATTGAGAGAACGTATAACATCGCTCATGAACGCATCGAAACCTTTCTACCAGACAACAAGGTAAGGCTTCCCAGCTTCGTCGTGCCAGAAGGCTCTACAGCAGGCCAAACCTTGGCTGCGCTCTGCGTAGAGGGCGCACGAACCCTAGGGCTAGGGGAGAACAAAGAATACACGGAGAGGCTTGAATACGAGGTCGCAATCATTGAATCCCGCGGCTTCTCAAAATACTTTCTGACGATGAAAGCAATTGCGGATATTGCTGTAGGGCGACAACTTGTCGGTCCAGGTAGAGGCAGCGCTGCTGGCTCCTTGGTTTCTTATATCTTAGGAATCACACAAGTCGACCCGATTAAATATGGCCTACAGTTTGAACGCTTCCTGACAAAGGGAGGCACAGGCTATCCGGACATTGATTATGATGTCTCTGAGCCTATGCTTCTCAAAGAGTATTTAATTGAAGAGTGGGGTGATGATACTGTTGTCCCAATCACAAACTGGAATACGCTGCAACTTAGATCTCTGATAAAAGACATATCAAAGTTTTATGGAATTGAATTTACAGAGGTGAATAATGTAACCAGCAAGATGGTTTATGAGGCCACCCCGTTAGCGAAGAAAGCACATGGCATTACAGCAGGAGTATATGCCCCGACCTTTGAAGAGCTGATGCTATATTCAGAGACACTTCAGGCCTTCCTGAAGAAATACCCACACATCAAAACCCATGTAGAGAAGTTATACGGGCAGACTAGATCAGCCAGCCGACATGCTGGTGGAGTTGTGGTGGGAGAACGATTAAACGAATGGATGCCACTTATTAATAGTGGAGGCGTCCGCCAAACACCTTGGAGTGAGGGACAAAATGTTAGACATCTGGAACCAATGGGCTTTATTAAGTTTGATATACTGGGACTGGCTTCTTTGCGAATGGTTGAGGGTGCTATAGAGCGCATACTTCAAAGGCATCATGATGTCGAAAATCCAACGTTTGAGCAAGTGAGAGCTTTTTATGATGAACACTTGCACCCAGACAAGATTGATTTAAGTGATAGTGAAGTCTGGAAGAATGTTTTCCACAAAGGAAAGTGGGCTGGTATTTTCCAGTTTACTGAAACAGGCGCACAATCATTCTGTAAGAACGCCAAGCCAGATAATATTACTGACTTGGCAGCTATCACTAGCATATACCGACCAGGACCTCTATCGGCCGGCGCGGATAAGATGTTCATCGGCGCCAAACGTTCACCCGAAGATGTAGAATATTTGAATGATACAGTGAAAAGAGAGACAGAGGAAACTTATGGTTTCTTAATCTTCCAAGAGCAGATAGCAATGCTTGCGCATAAGTTGGGTAAAGATCTATCCCTAGATGAAGGAAATAAACTTCGTAAACTTTTAACGAAAAAGGGCACTGGCTCGGTTCAAGAGCAGAAGGATAAAATCTTTGATAAGTTTCACAAGGGTTGTCTTGAAAAAGGTATCGCATCTCATGACGCAAGAGAGCTATGGAACAAATTTGAGTATTTCTCAGGCTATGGTTTTAATAAGTCCCATGCAGTTTCATACTGTATACTCTCTTTCCAATGTGCCTGGCTTTTAAATTATTACCCGACTGAGTGGCTTGCAGCCTTTTTAGATAAGGAGCCCGAGACAAGAAAAGAAAGGGCAATCTCAACTGCAAAGTCTTTTGGCTATAATGTTGAAGCACTAAATGTTAACACTTCTGGTGTGACTTGGGAGATAAAAGATGACGGTAGGACACTTGTCCAGCCACTGACTTCAATTAAAGGTTTAGGTAGTGTGGCCATTCAGCAGATTATTAAACATAGACCATTCAATACTATCGAAGAGTTCTTGTTTCATGATGAAGTAAAATACTCTAAACTGAATAAGAAAGCACTTGATGCTCTATGCCGGGCCCAAGCCCTCAATGATTTGGTCGACGACCGTTTCACCGGTCTGAAGCATTTTTGGCAGGCGGCCGTTACTGATCGGCCAAGAAAGTTAAAGAATCTGGAAGAAAATATTGTAACGTATGCTGCAGAAGGGGACTTCACAGAAGAGGAGAAATTGGAATATTTAGTTAACCTCACTGGAGTGTTCCCGATAAACTCAGTTATTACTGATGTAGTGAGGAACAAACTTGACGAGCTTTATATCCCTCCAATTTCTGAGTATGATGCAGAGTTAGGTGTGACTTGGTTTATTCCAAGAGAATGCAAACTAAAGAAATCAAAAAATGGTAAGAATTTCTATGTCGTCAAAGTTATTGACGACAACAACGAAACCAATACAATCAGATGTTGGGCAGTAGATCCGAAGAGGGATGTTGTCCACATCAATCGTCCATATATGGCAAGACTTAACTATGACCCAAACTGGGGGTTCTCAACCTTCAGCGTAAGAAGAATGTTTAAACTATTAGCATAAGGAATAAAATATGACAGATTTACCAAAGTTAGTGAGAGACAACATCCCCGGTATTATAATGGCCACAGGCCGTCATTGTCGGTCTCATATTGCAGCTGCTCCGGAATTTGAGCAAAGGCTAAAAGAGAAGATGTATGAAGAGACCGAAGAGCTATATGAATCTCCATCGCTTTCAGAAGCCGCAGATGTTTATGAAGTGTTTTTGGCGATGTTAAAACAATTTAAACTGAAACTTTCAGATGTTATAACGATATCTGAGCAAAAGAATTCAATAAATGGGGGCTTTTTTCAAGGGGTCATCCTTGACGAGGTTATAGAGAAAAGTGATTAAACTATTAACACAAGGACTAGAATAATGTTAGAAGAAAAAGTAAAAGTATATAAAATAAGAAAGAATGCCAAGCTGCCAGACAGGGCACATGCGACGGATGCAGGAATGGATTTGTTCTTCGCTCCGGAGAATGGGGAAAATGTGGTGGTTCAGCCCGGACAGTCCCTCATCCTAGGCACTGGCCTTAAGATTGCTGTGCCAATTGGGCACATGCTGCAGATTATGAACAAGTCCGGAGTCGCAACAAAGAGACAGCTCGTCACAGGAGCATGTGTGGTTGATAGGGGTTACAACGGAGAGATCTTCATAAACCTTCAGAATATTGGCCGACACCCGCAAACAATCCTACCAGGCACCAAATTAGCACAGGGAGTGTTTATTCCCGTCTCTATGCCGATTATGGTTGAAACTGCGGAGGATAAAGTGTATAGTAGTGTTACAGAGAGAGGCTCAGGTGCGCTTGGATCAACAGGAGAATAATAATGGGATTAGCTAGAAAAATCAAAAGAAAACAGCAAGGTATTTTTATGAAAGAATTCAAGAAGAAAATGAAACATTTCAAGAAAATGGTAAAGTGCTCCAACTGTGGAAAAGTGCCTACTGAAGATGAAAACATTGACGATTGGAAAATCAACAAGAGTAGTGAAAACCTTGATTTGCTGTGTTTGGATTGTTTCCATCCCGCTGACGAGAAAATAGAGATACAAAATGAAGATTAAACCATCTCACTCTTTCGATGATGTTCTTCTTGTTCCATCAAAAAGTTCAATCGAATCCAGACAAGAGATTGATCTTACAACTTCTTTAGGAGATTCTAGTTTCCGGCTGCCGATTATTTCCAGTCCCATGGATACCGTTACTGAGCTTGAGATGATGCTAACTCTTTTGCGCCATGGCGGCCTAGGTGTAATTCATCGCTACAACAGCATTTCTCAGCAGGCCAATATGTGTGCTATAGCCCGGGACAGACTGGAAGAGTCGAGCGACAACGCAACTAATATTGCTGCGGCCCTGGGAGTTTCATCGGATATACAGGACCGGTCCACATCTTTGTATGACGCTGGAGCGCGCATATTTTGTATCGACATCGCCCATGGACATCATATATATATGGAACGGGCCCTCAAAACTCTACGTGATATCTTTGGTAAAAGCATAACCATAATAGCTGGCAACATAGCTACTCCAGACGCATATCGCGATTTATCAGATTGGGGAGCTGATGCAGTACGCATCGGCATCGGAGGCGGCTCCATCTGTTCCACTAGGATTCAGACTGGCCATGGCATGCCTACTTTCCAATCAGTCTTAGACTGCAGCTTTATGCCCGGCGCCTCAATAATCGCAGACGGTGGTATAAAAAACTCTGGAGACATTGTTAAAGCACTTGCTGCCGGCGCAGATATGGTTATGCTAGGTTCTCTTTTGGCAGGGACAGATGAAAGCCCTGGAGAGGTCTTCTCCACCGCCACCGGAAGTAAATATAAGGTTTATCGTGGCATGGCATCAGTCGAAGCTCAGGTTGATTGGCGCGGCCATGCAAGGTCACTGGAGGGTGTTTCCACGACGATCCCATATAAGGGTAGCGTGAAAAATATCCTAAATAATTTAGAGCAGAACATTAAGTCTGGTTTATCTTATACCGGTGCTAGAACGATTGCGGAGTTTCAAGCAAAGGCGCGCTTTATACAACAGACACATGCAGGTCAGCTAGAGAGTAGCACTCATATCCTAAGAAAATGACCACAAAGAAAGTATTTTTTGAGGAAGATGATAATCAGCATGCCAGAATGCTGATCCGACTCCGATATGATAGGTTGACACAGGGCAAATTTTTCCGAGGCCTTGTGGAGATGTATGTGAAAAATGATTTAGATATGATAAAAGTGATTGAAAAAATTAAAATAGAAAAAAGCACAATGGGTCGCCTCAAGCGCGAAAAATCTGTGAAAGAAATAGAAAAAGGAGAGAATATGATGCAAGACCTAGGTCTATCAAAAAACGAAAAGAATTTTATATATGATTTAATAGAGGAAGATTTTGAAGAATAAAGAAAACAAAGAGTGCTCAGAAGAAAATTGCAGATGCTGGATTGACTACCCAGAAGACGATAATTGCATATACGAGGCAATACGAAAACACGGAAATATGACTTTGGATGAAACGTCTAAGAGGTTAGGTATATCTTTGGTGAGGGTATCTCAGATTGAGAAGCAAGCTCTGAAGAAGCTTTCGAAGAGAATAAAAAAATGAGTTTGTTGCGTATGGAGACTATTTATTTATGTATTTTACACCATTTTTGTATACAAAAGGAGATTTTTTAAATGAGTGAGAAGAAACTACTTAACGAAAACACCATTCGTCGTTTTATGAAGCTAGCAAATGTGGGTCCATTGACCAACAATTTCATTGCTGAGAATTATGAGGAAGAGGTTGTCGAAGAGGCAGCTGAGGAAGAAATGCCTGAGGACGAAGAGATGCCTGAGGACGAAGAGATACCTGAGGACGAAGAGATACCTGAGGACGAAGAGCTTGAGATGGAGCTTGGAGATGAAGATGGGGAGGTCATGGGCGAAGCCGATATCAGCCTTACAGAAGAAGAGGCCCAACTCCTTATCGATCTAGGCGATCGCCTTCGCGATGCCATGGGCCCAGAAGAGCCTGAGATGGAAGAGCCAGAGACGGAAGAGCCAGAGACGGAAGAGCCAATAGGAGCGGAAGAGCCAGAGCCAGAAGCTCCTGAGGACGACCTCATACAGGAAGTTCTTCGTAGAGTGACCAAACGTTTGATCCGCGAAAGAACACGCCGCTAATAATACAAAACCTTTACACTCATTTAGGTTTCCAAATATCCCTCAAATTTTTTAAAATCTTTGGGGGATTTTTATATACATACCAAAACTTTTCTGATATAATAGTTATAACATACACGAGCCACAAAAGAGGAGAGTGCTTGTTATGGCCAAAAACGTAGAAGGAGTTTATTGGGAAACGGATCAAAACGAATACAACGTTCAGATACATCACAAGTATGATGAGACGGCCACCATCAGCAGAATTTTTCATGATTGGGAACTCACTGCAACAGGGGCTTACACAAAAGAAGACCAAAAGATTTCAATTTTTAGAAAAAAGTTCACCCATCGCATGGAACTTAAAATAGCAGTGCGAGATATAAAATATAAAAATAACATTACCTTGAAAGAGATTAAATGACTACTGAAACAAAAAAGAATAAGAAAACCAAGAAAACCAAGAAGAATAAAAAGAAGGACGTCACAGCTGTAAGCCCTCCAATGCAGATGATGGAAACTCCAGATGGAAAGCAGATTGTTATAGTTAACAACCTGCAGCCACCAGTCGACCCTGTCCCTGAACTAAGGACAATAAACCTATATGGTGACATTACAGAGCAGAGAGGCTCAGAAGTTGTCGCAGCGCTTTTGTATCTTGAAAATTCAGCCCTGACTCAGATGCTTAAAGACCCTTCTGACCCCATGTCAAAGATCGTCACCGTCGCCAAATCAATAAATATGTATGTCTCGACTCGTGGAGGAATTGCAAGCGATATGTTTTCAATTCTGGATGTAATGGATATGGTTAAGAAAAAGACTTGTGATATTTATACCTATGGTGTTGGAAAAGTGATGTCAGCGGGCGTCCCCATTCTTGCCGCAGGAACTCCAGGCAAGCGAAAGGTAGGTCGTAACTGCCGAATCATGCTCCACAGCGTCCTTGCTGGTGCCGGCGGCACGATCTCTTCTATGGAAAACGAACTAGAAGAGATCAAATGGGTCCAAGATAGCTACATAGAAACCCTTGCTGGCTATACAAAAATGACTAAGGCCAAAATTAAAAAGATGCTCAAAACTCAAAGAGATGTTTATATCTCAGCCGAAGAGGCAATAAAATTGGGAATTGCAGACGAAATAATCTAATTATATAGAGGTATTATATTATGACTTGGCACAAAGAATTTCTATCAGAGAA